GTTGTACCACTTCGTCGGATCATATCCTACTGCATCAGGCATAGCAGCACCCTCAGCATTAGCATTACCAATGATCAAAGCTGCATCACAATTGCTCAGATCACCGGCAGATGAGTTATCATCATTTTCCAGAAGTACTACCTGAAGAGCAGAGTTAGCACCACTTACATTTCTACCAATAACCTTAGCTACACAGTCCACAGTAAGATCACTGGCATCACGAAGCAGAGCGATATGACCAATACGGAAATGACCAATATCAGCAGCACTCATTTTGACATACAGTTGATCATTGGCAAGACCTCCATCTACATAAGCAGTACCAAGACCAGAGTCAGTATAAACTCCAGTTACAGTAGCACGCTGGGTGGCCAGAGATTTAGTCCACCAGTTGAATTCAGGATCAGTAGTTTTTTCACTTGCCATCTTACTCAGGATTGCAGTAAGAGGGGCAGAGCCATTAGGATAACGATAGAGAATTGCCTCACGCCAATTTTTAGGCCGCTGATCAGTTGCCCAGTCACCAGTTCCACGCATACCAAGAAAAGCCATGATAATCACCTTAATTTAAATTTTAGATTATACCGCTGCACTAAAAGGAGTAGCAGTATTGGAGCCAGTAGGACAACTGACTACACCATTTACAGCCCATACATCAGTAGCTACATCAACCAGTTCGATAAAGTCACCAAGTTGACCTCCTGTACCTGTCCCATCAAGAGTAATGGTATCAGCATTAGCAGGTGCAGGATACATAATAGCTGCAATAGTACCTACAAGATCAGCATCCTGATTGATTACATTACCGATAAAGTTTGCATTAGTAGTATCAGCTACTACGATTACATAACTAGAGGTATTTACTACACTTACAATGAACTTGAATTTAGCACCAGAGCCTGTAGCCTCAGGAAGGGTAAGAGTAACAAGAGCATTACCGCCTACCTCACCCAGCATACAAACCCTGTCTGAATGATCAACTACTGTAATTGCGCCAGTTTCAACAATAGTTACTATCCTACCAGTGAGATCACAAGCTCTTACAATCTCAGCAGCAGTAGTAGTATTACCATCACATACTCCATTAACTTCAGCAGCTGTTGCAAGATTATTAATCTTAGCAATACTTACAACACCTGCATTAGTAATAGTAAGGTCTTGACTAAGAGCTACACTAGTTAATGTAGTACCATCACCAACAAGAACTTTAGCATCACCCTTACCATCAAGAGCTGTAGCAACTCCACTAACATTACCAACTAAAACACTACCTTCAGCTAGAGATATTTCTCCAGCAGTAACAGCCCCAATAGCATTAAAATTACAACTAGTGTTAGTACCTATGTTCTCATACAGTCCAGTAGATCCAGTTGCTACATCTCTGTCAATATAAAGACAGCCCTTAGCATAACCTGATGTAGCATTAGATGGAACATCTGTACCAGTAGCCATAGAGATATCTTTATTCCTATCTCTCATAATTACCAGAATTTGTCCAGATGTTCCTGCAAGACTGGCAGTTACTGGAGAACCCCAAGGATTCAATCCAGCTTTTGTTAGCTTACCAAGAAAACTCATACTTCTACCTCCTTATACATAAGAGCTTTCAAACTCAATAAGATTGAGAGCTCCAGTTTGAGCTCCATTAGCCTGCAAGAAGAACATGAACGGAATTACTACTTCACCTGCATCAAAGGAGAAGGATGCTACAACACTGGGAGCATTACCATCTACTGCAAAGGTAACTACACCATCAGCTGCTACATTTACGCGAAGTTCATGAGCTTCAGTATCAGCCCAATTCTCAGTGGTGTCAGTAGTAGCTGTAGCACCAGCATTGAGAATAGTCTCAATCTTAATGTCACCACTGATTACATTAAGAACTGCCATTTCATCATAGTCATCCAGATTAGTCTGATAAGCTTCAGCCTTACGGAAACCGAAGGCACAGTCATCAGTACCAGCTACAGTTGCAATAGAGAACTTCAGTCGTGCATAGAATGCTGAACCTACTGTATATGCACGAAGAGCACGAGAAGTAATCCCACCTGCAAATGCAATCTCACGACCATCATTATCAGTTTGATCGCCAGCTACTGAACAACCAGTAGTGGATAGAGAACCAAGACCAATAATCGTCTGAGTACCTTTAGCTACATACTCAAATATATTGGTGCCAAACTGGGCAGTATTTGCAGTATCAGCAGTACCACTGGGATTAGCAGTAGTAGCATTGATTACCTGACATACAGGCTGAACTTTAAAATCTTCCAAACAATACCTTTTACTATTAGAAGCTTTCACAGCCCCAGTAGCTTTAAGGTCACCTTTCATCAATGCGTCAATAAATACACCTTCACCAGCCATAACTTTTATCCTCCACTAATCTGTGATTAGATCATTAATTTCATCTTGAAATCCACTAGATGGTGCTTTAGGAGTTCTAGCTCCAGTACTGCCACCAGGCAAAGAAGGTTTAGGTTTTACTGCATCCTTCTTTTCACCTTCTTCAACTGCGGCCTGGATATTAAGAGTTTCTTTAGTACGTTTAGCAGCCTCTTCAACTACTTGACTAATATTCCAGTCAGGATGCTCAGCATGTACTTCATTAGCTACATGCCCAACGTACTGTTTTACTCTCTTAAGTTCAGGATATTTAGAGTAAAATTCCATAGCTACATCTCTTAAACCTGCCTGACGCTGTACAAAACTCCCTACTACATTAGGAATAGCTGTAAGAGTTTCCTGTTTAGTTTGCTCCTTTACTACAGTCATAGTGTCAATCATAAACTTCATGAAATTCTCTTTTGACTCCATAACTGCATCAAAGTCAAGGTCTTTGAAAATATCTTCTAAACCTACAACTTTAGTTGGAGCAGTAGTAGTTTCAGTAGTCGTGGCAGCAGGAGTACTTTCCTTAGGCCCAGACAACTTATCTACCAATTCAGTCAATGTAGCCACCTGTGTTTTCAAAGCAGTGACTTCATCAACAGCTACAGGAGGTATAACTTCTGGTGTAGCAGGTACTACTTCCCCACTTGTTTCCTTAGCAGGCTCTTCACCCGTAGGCTTTACATCTGCAGCTGGTGTAGGCGGAGTTACTTCAGAAGTTGCAGGCTCTGCAGGAATAGTAGCTTCCGTACTAGTAGATGCAACCTCAGTAGTATCAAAAAGATCGGCAATTACTTCAGCATTTCCGGTACCCTGATTGTCAGTGGCCGAAGCTTCTACAATAGGATTACCATTTTCATCTAGTGCCATGTTACATCTCCTCTTCGTGTGTGTTAGGGTGCTTGTTATCTTCCATGGAATTATTATGGAGATCTTTAAAAATATCTGCTACAAGTCTAAGTACCTTTATTGCCCCTCGTGTTTCAAGATACTTCTTACTATCACAGTCCTCATTAAAGTCACGCATTTGTTCTATGCGAAGTGAGATCTCATTCAAAAAGTCATCATGAATAGAACTTTCAAGAAATCCAGATAGTGTTGCTGTACTAGATTTAGGAGAGTAATCTCTATTCTGCTCTAGCACAAAACTTTTTAGATCCATATTACCTCCACCTTTTTCCGGGTTGTTCGCACTGGCCTCGCAGGCTCGGCCATGTGCTCACAAAACATGATAAACAGTTGGGCTTGCCAAACCACTGTCCTACATGATAGTTAGTGTATTAACAGCAAACAGCACTATGAAATAGTATAAGCATGGTACTATTAAGTTAATGGAACCAAGTTACCTGCTTGCACTCCTTGTGATACTGCTTCATTAGACATTGATTTAGCTTGTATACCTCCTCCTCTTTTAACAAAGTCGTTGACGTTTTTAGCTCCAAGGTTTCTAGCTATGTGAGTAAAGATTCTAACCACATCGAAGTTCTGGGCTAGTTGTGGATTCTGGCCCAGGATTTGAAATAGTTGAACCCAAACATCTGCGTAGTTCCCACCGGGGATTGAACCATCCCTAACCATTACATTATAGTTTATGTCCAGTTGGTCGGGGCTTACTATGATCCTACCCCGATCCATTGACTGTCCATATTCTTGCATGAGAACATCTTGCCAATCACCAGCCATTCGGATGTAAGAGTCATTAGTCATCATCTGTTTGTTATGATAACCAAAGAACATTCCAATATCTTGCAGTCCCTGCATCCCGACTACTTTAGCTATACGTTCAAGACGGTTAAGTCCTCCAGCCCTCGTACCTTGGAATTCAGCCCCAGTAAGCCTATCAGGACCTCCCTGTCTGAGAGATCCTGACATGGCTGAATCGGCTCCAGAAATCCTGTCCATCCCCTGAATCACCCATGTCGAGTCAGCAATGTTGCCCCTTGTGACGTCTGAAATCCCAAGTTGCATAGCGACATCTTTAACTCCCTTACCCCAAGCGGGACGACGAAGTCTGATGAGCTTGCCAGGAGATGGATTCTTAAGGTCATTACTATTTACCAAATAAGGGTCATAGATTATCATATCGTTAATGGCTTTACGCACATTAGCAATATGACTGTTGAACATGAAGTCAAGTACTCCTTGCATCCCATATAGGATTTCAATCCTACTAATGGGAGCTAATGAGTAGCCATCATAATCTGGGGCTATAACACTCACGGGGTACTTATTGTGGTCCAGATTAGCAGGCTTAGCTTTGAGTACTATCTCATCAGCACCAAGCTCAAAGTACCACATCTCAGGGTATTCATTATTACTGAGTCCCCAATCCTTTGGGATCAAGCGGATAAACATCTTAACCCTGTCTGTAGCATTTGAAATATCATCTGCAAATCTATTCTGAGTGTCCATTCCACTCTTAGTATTCCTACCAGAGTTGTCCCCAGTAAATAGTGCCGACCTTCTCCCTTTCAACTTCCTAAGATACTTAACGTTGAATAGTTCTTCATCATTTCTCTCTTCGTCCAATAGAGTCATGATGTTAGTATTGTTCAACCAACCGGTAAATTCGCCAGCCTGAGGAGTATGAATAGGTACGTTAGTGTCAGGTAAGTATAAGTATGGGTCAATATTCTCAAGTGCATTCCCCTCGAATAGAAGTTGATTTTCGAGGATAGTGGTAGTCTTACTGCCAAATCCCAAGAACCCCCCACTCACCTTCTTCACAGACTTCCTACCATACTCAGTTACCCAAGTAGGAGTCACTACTCCAAACCCATATGAGAAGGCATCCCTGGCCTGGGTATGGAGATTGAGTCCAATCTTATTCTTAATACACTGGAGTGCAATCAACTTCTCCAGAAGGATAGCTCCGACTACATCAGAAGGCCCAACTCCCTCATACCGGAAAATAGGATCCTGGAGAAATGCTGCAACGTAGTAACTAAGTAGGGTCTCTAGTACTGTGTAAGAGTACGGGAATACAATAGAGACAGGCTTCCTAGAATCCTTCTCCTTAAGAAGTTCCTCCTTCTCGTCTGTAGGAATATAGGCAGTAAGTGTGAAATCCACCTTATTCCACGCAGCATGCCTCCTACTCATAATCTTCGCACTGCTAAAGGCCCTCTCCATAACCTCATCTCTGATTTTATTATGAAGTTTGGAGCCAGGAGTTAGGTCCAATCCACTCGGGTAAGAATACTCATACTTCTCCCCGAAGTTTGGATTAGATGACCTATAATTACCTTCTCCTCTCAAGATTGGAGGCATAGTTTCCACCGTTTGCTATATTGATTTAATCAACGTAGGGTTAACAAATAAGCCCCATATCATCTTCGTCCATCTCATTCTCACATTCCAATGTATCAAACTCTTCTTCCTCAGGTATCTCTTCAGTATCATCTGAAGGATCGAAGAATACAGCCTGCTTATCCATTACATAGTTGATGTAAGCCAAGGCATCCATCACGTCCCATAGCTTAGATCTTGGAAATCCTAATAGTTGAGACTCCAACTTTCCACAACAACTCTTATTATGGAAGATGTATCCAAGTCTATAGAGTGGGGCCAGAGTTGCAACTCTCTCCTCTTTTGACCTCTTAGCTGGTAACTCAAGGAGGATGGGATGCTTGTTCCTAATCCTACACTCATTCTCAATAGGTTGGGTTATAAAGTTACTAAGCCCAACTGCATCATATCCCAAGATGAATGAATTGTAGACAGTCACCTGTCTGAACATCTCATCATAAAGTTCATCAGGATAATACTTCCTACTAACCACATCCCTAACAAATATCTTCCTACTGGTGCGGTCAATAGCTACTGTAATAATGGCTGAGTCCGCACTCTGTAATTTCACAGTACGGGCAGGATCAACTATCGTTATATGTAGAAGGTTATAGGTTCTAATCTCCTCCTTCTCTTTCCCCTTAACCTCAACAGCCAGCTTATCAACCAAGTCTTCAAAGTACTTGAAGTACTCCTGCTTAAAGACCGCATCCTCAGCAGAGATAGGAATATTCATCCTCTCCATATAGAAAGCATCTAATGTCCCCAGCCTTCTATGCTCTTCAACCTCAGCCTGAATCTCAGCGTCGGTCATATAGTTGGGATCATAACTCTTATAATTATCATCGCAAATGGAAAGTTGAATAGATGCCCACTCAGGGGAATCTATCAAATCTACAAGAAGAGAATCCTCATGTTTGATAGTATCTATGTAGATAAAGACACATCCCGATGAGTACTTATCCTCAGTCTTCATCAAGTCAGAGTGAAACCACTCTTTCAATTTCTTTCTATTCTCTTCACTCTTAATCTCATTCTTATCTTCAAGGTCATCTATGATAACCAAATCAGGACGATTATTTGCCCAGTTGAGACCACGAACCTGCTGGCCGGCACCTCGAGGGAGAATGAATGTGGAGCCATAAGCAGTCCAAGCACTCTTAGAGAAGCTCTCATCCATCATCCCATCAGTGCCAATAGAGTTCTTAATGTTCCCAAAGAGTCTCTTAACCTGACTATTGGACAATAAGTCCCTTTTCATATTCTCCGTCTGCATCTCAGCACTAGTGGCTGAATTACTGAGGTATACAATAAACTTGGAGAGTCTAAATAGGATAGCCCTCATAGCCACTGCCCTGGCTATAGAAGTCTTACCAATACCCCGAGGTGCAGCAATAGCTATCTTCTTATAGCCTGAATTAATTAGGTCAAAGATCTTCTGATGAAGGATTGAGAAGTCAGCATAGAATATATCCGAGAATATAATCCCGCATGTAGCCTTAATGTCTACAATGCAGTGTGCTAAGACTTCATCTAATCCAGTATCTTCTAATTGATTAGACATTATAGTTTAATTACCTAGGTCCGCGAATGATTGTGGTCCCATTATTATACCTGTTTAATAACTAAAGAATAATTATGTAGCAGCTCAATTTAATGATCTGCTAATTTCTCGCCAAAGCGTGCCATTATACTGCAACATCAAGGAGTCATTCGCTGTTCCGACAAAATTTGCACCGCCTGACAATTGCACTGTAGCTCCATCTACAATTGTTGTGTTTGAATCTGCGAACGATA